CTACCTCGGTGGTTCAATTCGTGGAATTATGTATTTATTCCAGAAATCTTCCACCTTTATTACTAAATCTGTAGTCTTATCTATGTCAGGTTCTACTTCCCAGTAATCCCATTTGTTTCCAAAGATAACACTCATGTAACAAAGAGCAGATTTAGTAATCCACATGTTCCATTGGATCTGATAATAATATCTTTGAGTAACTTTCTTGATATCATTAAATGCATTAGTATGTTTACATTCTAAAATAGAATCACCATACTTATTATCATTCTTAATAATACCATCTGGTCTACAATGACCGAATGGTATATCTTTTCTATAGAATGTTTTCTCAGGCATAACTACTTTCTTTTCAGTTTGTTCCATAAACCATTCTCTATTAAATGGTTCTGTTTCAACACCAAGATTAACTTGGAATATCCCAGATAAATCTGGTTGTTTTTCTGGATGTAATTTATTAATCCATACTTCATATAGTTTGCCTTGAGCAATCATATTGGCATCTGTACCACCAATAGTTTTGAGTGGTGTAAGATACTTATCGTCTTTTCTTTTCATAAAAACCTCTCCCGAATTTCTTTTCTTCTGCTAACCTTTGTTTATCAGCAGCGTTAATAAATTTCTTTGCATCTGGATGTCCTTCATTAAATGCAGTTAGTATACCTAGAGCATCTTCTACATCATATCTTTTGTAGATTAGATACCTAAATATTTTTTGTTTCCATCTATCTCTTCTGTTTTCTTTCTTTGAATAATCAACAAGAGATAAAGCAGAATACAATCTATTTCTTATTGCTTCTCCTAGTTTTGTCATGGCTCTCTCCTTCGTGTGTTATCTTATAATAAAATTCACTTAATATTTTAGTTGCTATCTCAAGACTATTCAACTTCTTTTTATCATAATAAGTAAGTTTATATTCTTTGATAGCATCTCGTTTATGTCTTATCCATCGTTGTGTAAAATTAACAATGACTGCTATTGCTTTAACAATCTCATTATTATCATTTTTCATTCTTTAAATTTTCCTCCTCTCTTAATTTAACTTTAGGGTACATATCAAATACTGCTTGAATATATTTTCCTAGTTCATGAGAAGTTCCTGTTACCAGGTACTCATCAAATAATTCTTTAGCTTTCTTTCTTGCTAAAGCTTTTGGTCTTACATTATCCATAATATTATCTCCTAATGCATTTTCTTTTTAGACATCATAGCTCTTTCAATTATTGCATCTTGTAGTTCCATGAATCTTATTCCTAATGTATCAGTTATTTTTAATCTCTCATATTTTTTTTTAGTTCCAATCCATATTAATCCTATATCGTTTAGACATTCTAAAAAATATTTTAGTAACTGTTGTTTATTTAGTTTCTCTAACTCTTGTTTAGTTTTAAATTCTTCTTCAGGTAGTTTAGTGCCTGATATGTGATACCATCCTTTTCCTTGAAAAGGCATTTTAATTTCCTTGTAACTCATAAAAATGTTTACGACACAACCAGGTTTTTCCTGAATCCATAGAGTAAGGACAATCTTTATCCTTACATACTATGCACTCTCGGTTTTCTTCTTCGGTGCTAGTTGTATCTTGCATTCTAATGCATCTGCCCAACAGCTAAATAGAAATGCTCCTGGTTTTCTCATACCACATTCCCATTTAGAAACTAATCCTTCGGCACAACCAATAACTTTATCCAGATCTGATTGTGATTGCCCAGTCTTTTTTCGGGCATCTATAAGTTCCTGTATTAATTCTTTGTATGCTGTCATACTATATAAGGTATAGTAGTTATCCACAATATACAAGTTATTTATGTAGATTATTTAATCTAGTTCAAACTTGATTACATTTGCTGCTCTATCATTAAATTCTATTTTAATAGATTGTAATCTGTCAGCATTAAATTTAATATAATCAGATTCTTTAAGATCATCTTTAAGAACAAATTCTTTTCCAATGAACTCTATTTTAGCGTCTTGCAATCCGATACCTATTCTACATAAACCTTGTGTAATATATTTCAGATCTTCTAATGTAATTTTTTCTCCATACATATTTATCTCCACTAAATATTAGTTAATAAAATCGGAGAGAATAGATGGATTTGGTTGTTACGACTAGTACTGTTATCATCAAAACATATTCTCTCCTAGTTATATAGACCACAGGACATATATACATTAATCCTGTATGGAAACCTGTCCTCTATATAAATTCTTTTAATCTATGATGGCTTTGAACTCTTTAATTAAACATGTTTTCACAGGAATTAAAGACTTTAACTATACATCACCTCGGTATAAACTTAGTCGGACTACGCAGGATGGTTAGGGTAAAGGATATCTCCAATACAGCCATAACCTATAGTATAGTATATTCCGATACCATCTCTTGGCTTTAACTTGCTCGGCTTCGTTATTTAATCAAGTCCTCTCGTACCTTGATACCAAGATTTATTATGTAGTCTTTATAGTTATGCGATTTCCTTTATCTCGGAAATCAATATTTATATTATCTATATTACTAGATTCAACAGTAGTATAGTTAGTTTCTTTTATCGTCTTAATATCATCAGATAATACATAAGACTTAGAAACAAATTGAACATCAGCCATATCATCTATTTGTGATATAGCACGAATGATATCATATAAGTTAGTTACTTTCATTCATCCTCCATTAAAGTAGTTGGTCCTGTTTCAATCGGACTAATATCAGATACTTCTATTATTTGTTTTCCGTGTTTCATTGTATCTGTTATTGTATTAATAGTATAATGTCCTTGGTCGCTGTTATCTCCATCGTTTTTATCTTTTCCTAGATAAATACTATGAGATACAATGTCTTTAAAATATACTGGTTCATCAGTATTATATGTATCTATTTCTCTTAACTGTTTATACTTATCTAGATGTGCAATAAATTGAACAGAAATATTTCTAGGTTCAAGTCTAGTTATTGGTGTAGACCATTGTTTCTTATTAGTTGCTTTAACTTTTTGTTTAAATTCTCTAAACCATCTTAAAGCAAATTCGGGAAACCATACTCCACCCCAATGATGGAATATTGCAGGTGATTCATCATCACCATCTTTAAATGATATACTAACTCTATCTCCCATTTCGGTTAATCCTCCTGTTTATAAAAGAGGGAAGGCATTACACCTTCCCTATTGTGGCTTATGATTATCTTATAAAACATATAAGTTAATGTTCACTACCACATTAAAAATCCTATATAGGAATTTCATCTGCTACTTCATTAGCAACCTGTGGTGTAGGTTGTGCTGTAGCACCAGAATCTCCATTAGATTTAGCGATAATAATAAGCTTACCTCTAAACTGTGGAACAACAACTTCAGTAATATACTTGAGGTTGTCTTTTTCACCATATGTGCGATGAATTAATTCGCCTTTAAGATATACTTCAGCACCTTTAAGTGCTTTACCTTTAAAGGTTTTAACTAATGCTGAATCCCACACAACAACTTGATGCCATTGTGTTTCTTCATCATAAGTTCCGTCTTTCTTTTTGAAAGGACGATTTGTAGCGATTCTAAATCTCATAAATTCTGCACCAGATTTAGTTGATTTTATTTCGGCATCATCGCCAAGTCTGCCGTATAGTGTTACTTCATTAATGCTTATCACTCGATTCCTCCTTTGTGTTTACATTAGGTTTAGTAAAATGTTCAACAACAATAGTCTTGTCATTGTCCATAATTATATTGGTTAGTTTCCTAGCCAATAATACATACAATATCCATATCGGTGCACCTAACACAGATAATACTAGTGTTGGATTAACACCAATGGATAATAGTAATATCGTAAATCCTCCTGATAAACTTAAGAACAATAAAACAAATGTTCCTATTCTTTTCGTTGTATCAGAAAACCAGTTGTTTGGTGTTACATTTTTAATTGTTTCTTGAAAATGTTCACCAGCTTTACTCCAATTTACCATAATAATCCTCCTAATTCAATGGTTTATCAATCATTTTAGGTTTTATCCTATTTCTACATTTAGTAACTTTTTCCTCTAATAGTTTTGCTTTTCTATCAATCATTTTAGTTGCTTGTTCTGTAGAAATCTTTCCATATTTTACTTCATTAACTATTTCATCAAGTGTCCAGTTTAATGGATTTATATCTTTTG